TGTCGAGATAGAAGGGTGGGCGCATTATTGGAGTGCCGACCGTTCTACTTGGTGCGTAAACGAAAAAAGGGATTCCTATTGGGATGAATTGATAACCAATTTGATAGAAGCCATATCGAAAATTAGTGGCGCAACTTATATGGGAATCGCCACGCCCGAAACAGAACCAGACAGCACAGATGGGGCTAAAATGTTTTATTTTGCGAGAGACGAAGGCACTTATTCAAAGTTTAATAGCCAAATTACTTTGAATGAGGGTTTGAGTGTTATCTATAATGATGGCGAAAGATGGGACTATGAAGTACTTTTTACCATTGTTCAAACATTAGGAAACAACCCTAAGGCATTAGTTAGTCAAAAGGCAATCACTGAGATTGTGAATAATCTTATTGATAGTTTTTCTGTAGGTGGTTTTTGTCTTTATCTAAATTCTTCAATGGGTTGGTCTTGGAGACTATATCAGTTAAAGAGACTAAACGAAGATGGTTCATACAAAGCTTTTACGACGCTAAATTTGACAGCTCGGTTTAACGGTATTGATATTACAGGCAAAATCAAAAATATTGTATGGAAACGAGATACCGGAAATGAAGTTTCAGATAACGTTTGGAACAAGGCGCATGCAAACACTAAATTAACACTACCTATTTCTTATGACGACTTAGGGGATTCTGACTACGTAATGGGAAATACGATGTTTACTTGTTCCGCAGAATATGATACAGATGCTGAAACGAAAATAGCTTCGCAGTCTTTGCAATTTTAAATTTCATAATTTATGGCAAACAATATATTAGCACAAACAGACTTACGTCAGATAGACATTCAGCCGATTGGTTATCATCAGTGTTGTAACATGATAGTGAGAACCAACACGGTGAATCGTCAAACTTATGACGCAGTCACAAATCTCTTCACGCCAGACTATAGCAAGTCTAACTTGGTGGTGTTCCCAGAATGCCAGCTCATAGACCCTGATAGCCCGGTGTCTTCTATCATGGTGAATGCAACATTGGCTTCATTCAGATGGTTGGAGGTTACATCCTCAGGACAGACGGAGATCGCTACACAGAATGGTAGCACCAAGGAAGGTTATCAAGTTGTGGTGTCTGGTGATAGCAAGGGACAGATAACGGTCAGTTCCAATGCTGTCATTGGTATTAGGCGAACCCTTCGCTTTATTGGTGTGTGGAAAGAGGCAGTGAGTGGTTACACTTATCGTTTCCTCAAAGACATTCCTTTGGTATTGGAGGATGTGACTGATGCCAGGGCTTCGATTACCTTGGATATGCCTAACACTGACAGGTGGAATCCCTTCCGTCAGCAGGCTAGCAGAACTATCAATGCTCTTGTGATGGTTGGCTCACACAAGATGACGGAGGACAGTAAGGTGAAGCTTTTCTGGTACCGTGTGATGAATGACAAAACCAAGACTCTTATCAATGGTGAGGACGATGAGGAGAACTGGGAAATTAGTTCTGTCACAAAGGGCAAGAATGGACAGATAACATCAATCACTGTTGACCGAGACAAAATGGGTGATGGCATTTTCTATGAGGTAAGATGCGCCTATAGAATTGATGGGAAATTACCTTCTGAGCCTGAGGCTGGTGACCCTATAGCAACCACTAGTTTGGTGAGATGCTTCCCTGCCATCAAGGCAATGTTCACCAACTCCAATGCAAGGGTGTCAGGTAAGACAAATGTACTTCTGAAAGCTATTGTTTCTGATACGCAAGGCGAGATACCTAACTGGGAAAACATTGCTTTTGCACAATGGTATTTATGTACATCTGCAAAGAATGATGATGGTACAGTATCTACCAACAGAACATTACTGGGAACTGGCAAGGAAATATCCGTTGAGGCTGATGCCGTGAAGTTCATACAGCTTGATATTTGTGACCGTGGTGCAACTACAGCCATGGTGGATGACGAGGGTAGCTATCTTGTGGATGATGATGCTCGCCTCATTGAGAAACCTGTGATTGTTTAATCTATAAAATATTCGAATATGGCATATTATGTAAAAGTGAAACCAGAGGTGAAGGATAGAATCCTTCCCTCTTTTGTTACTGGCACCAAGAGTGCCGACGGAAACATCATCTTGTTTCAGAGTGATTTGAATGGTGTTGCAGGGCTTACCCTCAGCGACAGGGCAAAGGCTGTAGGTGGTGCTCTCCTTACTCCAGAGCAAACACGCATGGAGATTGATGGAACTATAGAAAATCCTGCCAAGTGCTATGACCCTGATGAGAAGGAGGAAGCAGCTATTGGAAGTGATGAAAACAAAGAAAGTGAGGTGAACAATGGCTAAAGCGTCTACTACAGGTCAGATTACCGTTGTAAGCAATGGTACTACCTTCTATACCGTCATTCAGTGCCAACTGGGTGACTTGTATCAAACTTATCTTGGTGATGTTGATGCTCCTGCCAATATCACTCCAGATTTCGAGGCTAGTGGAGCAACTAAACCTATCTTGGTGTTCTTAGCTTACTCCTCAGAGGTAGGCAGTGGCAATGGCTTGGCTTCCATCTCTGATGCCAACATGCACTGGTTCATTGGCACAACAGAGCTTACCTTTGACTCACAGGGTGTTTCAACAAACACATTTGGTGGTGAGACTGGTCATTTCACCAAGACCACACAGCAGATTGGTGACGCTGAGAGTGGATATGTGAAGGTACAGGCTTTGCAGGTAAATAAGAACCTTGTGAAGGTGAACAGCTGCAACTCCTTCCTTATCAGGGGCGAGGCTGATGTATCAGTAGTTAACTCTTCCGTAAAGCTTTCTTCTGCTTATCAGGTATCAATTACCTTGGGCACTGAGAACACCAAGAGAGTAACCATCGTGGCTGGCGACACCAACTATTTCACCATTCGTTCAAAGGGTGGCACTTGCAAGTTGAAGGCAATGGTGGACAACAAGTCCGCTGCTGGTCTTGGCTACACTTTTAAGTGGTACATTGAAGTAGGTGGAGAATGGAAAGTCCAGACTGAGACATCTGATGTTATAAGCATCTTGGAGTCACAAGTTAACTCTTCTGCACTTGTCAAGCTGGAAGTATACAAGGGTGATGATTTGTATGGGCAGGATGTGCAGACAGTGAATGATGCCTCAGACCCTTACAATATTCATGCAAATCCATGTGATGACAAGGGCTTCCCTACCGTGGAACAGTTCACTAGAGGTGATGGCAAGACTATCTATTACAAGCCTATCCTTTGGTACAATGACAATGGTGTGCGTAATACCGTCAAGAATCAAAAGTTCAAGATGTGGATTTACGACAATGCAGGTGTTTCCTTGCAAAAGTTTGAGACTGCTGCCGATACTTTCGAGGTGACTAGTGAAATGATTGTGGGACATGGTGGTGCAACATACATCATCCAAACAGCAGATTAGCCTATGGGTAGTAATATCTTAGCATCAGCCACAGGCACCATCACTGAGGTTGAGAAGGGTGAGAAAGGTGCAGTAGAACGTCCTAGAAGCTGGGATGATATTGCAGATGGCTCGTCTATAGAATCTGGCTCTGATGGCGAGAAGTGGCTAGACATCGTGTTATATGGTGATAACTGGTATCAGTGCATCAAGTCTTTCACAAAAGGTAATGGTGTTGTTCCAAGCAACACCATCTACTTTAAGAACATCACCGACTACAAGAGGTTAGCCACAGGACTTTTCCTTGCCAGCAAGGCTTATATCCATAACCTCGGAGTTGACAATATCCTCATCACCGACCAAGGCGAAGGCAAAGGCAACGTGCTGCTGAAGGCTGACAAGGATGGAATTGAGTGCAAAAGTGGTAAATTCGAGAATGTGACGGTTAGTGGGGAAGTAAACGCTACAAGTGGCAGTATTGGCAACATGACAATCTCAGGTGCGCTTGGTGTATCTGAAAACAAAAATGGTGTTGTAATAACGAAGAATTCTTTCAATTATTACCGATATGATAGTATATGGACTGGAGCATCTATTGTTTCAATTGACGGTAAGGAAGATAATCTCGTCTACATTAGGGGAACTAGTGATACGAACACGAAGCCAGTAGTTAAAATATCGAAGAAAAGCATTTTTGGCATTATAAATGGAACAGCTTTGGAGGTTGAAGGAGATCTGGAAATGGATGGCCAAATTCTTAATTTTAAACATCATGTCCAACATACAGATGGTAGTATTAACGTCACTTCTGGGTGTTATGTTTATGGCGGAAGTTCAGGTAAAGATACATTTTACCTTCCTAATGATGTATACTTAGGAACTGTATGTGTAATATGTAACGAGGGAACTAGTACTCTTACTATATGTGTAGGTAGTTCTTCCGATAAAAAATATTTTTGGGCAAAAGGATATACCGACAAGATTCAATCTAAGACATTAGCAACTGGCGATATTGCATACGCCATTAAGACAGGAAATTATTGGCACGTATTATAATATGTTAAATCAAAGATAAAGTATTATGGCAATAAAGACAAAGAGAATGAGTGACTGGCTCTCGCAGAATGGCGAGGCAATCACCAACGCAAGCAAGGCTTCGATGATAAAGTGTCTCAACCAAGACCTTCGCCCCTTGCAGGATGGAGTATACATCGGCAAGATGCAGAACGATGGTTGGGGAACACAGAGTGGCGATGACTATGCTAACATCGGCTCATACATGCGATGTGAGCCTTGGCAGACAACGGGTATCGGCATATCCTCTGGAGATGCAGATGCCATCGTCATCCAGTTTGGGGGCTACAGGCTTGGAATCGCATTGACGGAGCCTAGCGCAGCAATGAGTTGGGGTAGCAGTCAGAGTGCTGTGGGCTACCAGACAACTGGAGATTTGAATACCTTTGATGGTAAGACTCGCACGGCAGGTGTGATGGCAAGCAGCACCTTCAAGAACGATGATCCAGCCACCTATGCCGTGGCTTACTGCTACAACTATATGACCAAGCGCACGGAAGGCAGCAAGATTTGCCAGATAGGCAAGCACAACTGGTGGCTGCCTACCATGGGCGACCTGTCGCTGATACACCAGCACTTCGAGACCATCAACCTAGCCCTACAGCGTATCAAGGACGCAGGAAAGCAATCTGTAGACCTGTTGCAGCGCCCGACCTACTGGTCTTGTTGTGAGCATTCGGGCAGCAGCGCCTGGACTCTGTATTTCAGCAACGGCCTTCGGGACACCTACGCTAAGGTTGCCTACAAGTATCGGGTTCGCCCTGTTACAGCATTTTAATCATTTTACCTCTTCACCTCTTTATCTCTTTCATCCGTAGGACGGCAAGCAAGACTGTAGGAGGGTGGAGAGGTAGCGAACAAATCGAGTAATAATAAAACAAATAGTTTCTTAATTAGGCAAAACAGCAAATATCAAATGGCACTGGCAAAGGATTTACAGATATACAAGGACACATTCGAACTTGTAGACAAACTGGTGAAATACAAGATGAGCTTTCCAAGAATGTATCGATACGACCTTGGCGAGAAGATGACGAACATCTCTCTCGAACTCTTCGAGTATATCCAGCTCGCCAATATGTACCCGGACAACCGCCATAAATACATGATGGGGTTCAGGGTGAAGTTTGAGCTTCTGAAAACCATCCTTCGCCTCTGCTTCAACAGGAAGATGTTTTCTGAAAAGCAAGCTGCCGATATTTGCAGGCTCACGACCATCATCGGTAGGCAGGCCACAGCTTGGGGAAATTCGAGGAAAGGTTAGTCCTGCCCCGAATTCAAGTCGGAGTGTGGCAGGGCTACGGCTCGCCATAGCGAACGATTCTTCAGGATTAATGGTCTCACCGCTGTCAACTCGCCACGTCATTCGTACGATGTGGCGAAGCAGCTAAGATGTATAATAGAGAGTGGGAAAATAGCGCACGAACTACTGGTCTTGTTGTGAGAATTCGGGCAACAACGCCTGGAATCTGAATTTCAGCAACGGCAATCGGAACAACAACAATAAGGTTGACAACAAGAATCGGGTTCGCCCTGTTACAGCACTAGTTGGAAGAAAAGAGGAAACAAGAAAGATGGTAAAGGCAGAAGACATACTGGCAGCGCACATTGATTGCCACAGGGGCAAGGCATCCTCGCCCGATGCAATCAAATTCGAGATAAACCTGTTCGAGAACATCACGGAGCTAGTAGAGGAAATCAACGCCCGTACCTACGAGCCACTGCCATCCATCACCTTCGTAGTTTCCCGACCTGTCTACCGTGAGGTCTTTGCCGCCAATTATAGAGACCGTGTCATCCATCACTACATAGCTCTTCGGCTAGAGCCTCTTTTCGAGAGCGTGTTCAGCGACCGCACATTCAACTGTCGTGTAGGCAAGGGGCAGCTATACGGAGTGAGACTACTTGCCTCCGACATCAAGGAGTGCTCGGAGAACTTCACCAAGCCTTGCTGGTATCTGAAATGCGACATGAAGGGTTTCTTTATGAGCATACCGAGGCGACAGCTTGCCGACAAGGTGGATGCCTTCATCGTAGAGAACTATAAGGGCGATGACATCGAGGATTTGCGCTACCTA